GAAATATTAACAAAGAGTCAACTCTTAATAATAATCTGCTTTTCTATTAAGAAGGAACTCTTCTTCCTCTTCATCGCTTTCTATGCGGATAAATCCACCCTGACGAAAACGCAACAGTGCCTGTGTCGAAGAGTCTACTAAATCATCATGGTCGCCAGTGGGAAACGCAGCGAACTCTTCTACAACCATTTCGGCCCATCTCGTCTTAGGCGCCCAAACATGCCCAGATGAAAATAAATCTGATACAGCATTCACTCTAGCAATCTTATCTTTACCCCTGCTAGGAGTGTACTCTCCTACAGGTATTCCCATTCTACGTAACTCAAAGATTAAAGGAGTGCCTGCTGCTTTGGCCTCAACAATAAAAGCGTCTGGATCATATTCTTTATACATTTCATAGGCCCTAGACTTCAAGTCAGGAAACTCTAGGCGTTCTTGAAACGCATCTAAAAGAATAATATTTGATACTCCGTCTTCATCTGTAAAAACTCCCCATGTAGTACACGCACTATAATCTGCAGTCTCCTTTGCAAGAAACGCAGTATCCCAAGATTGAATAACAAATTCACACGAAGGAGGATTCTTCTTAGGCCACTCCTGCCACCACTCACGTTTGATGATTGCAGATTCTTCAGAGGTGGGATCTTGTTGATACTGGGCAGCCCACTTACCGACGGGCAGTTCCGCCTTCAATGCCTCAAGCTGATCAATTGGCCAGAACCCAGGCCACATTGGTTTGCCGCTAGGAAGTATTGCGGGAAACTCTATAACTTCCCACTCATCCGCACCACCTCTTTCTATAGATGCCTTAATAATACTTCCCGTTAGATCCTTTTTTGACCAACGGGTCATAACTAAACATATGGCACCCCCAGGCTGTAGCCTCTGACGAGGACCTGATGTGTACCACTCGTATGTTTTATCATATACTGAGGGGTCATTAAGCGCAGCTTCCTGCTCAGAATGTGGATCATCTACGATCAAGATGTCAGCACCCTTACCCGTTACAGCACCCCCAACACCAATAGCAAAGTAGTCACCGTCCTGATTGGTGTTCCACCTACCTGCAGCTTTGGAGTCTGTACTCAAAGAAACATCATTAAATATTTTTTGATAAACTTCTGAGCCTACTAAGTTACGTACCTTACGACCAAAGCCTACTGCAAGCTCTGCTGTATGAGCAGTCTGAATAACCTTCCTATCTGGAAATCTTCCCAAGTACCACGCAGGAAAAAGATGTGATGCAAATTCTGACTTAGTATGTCGTGGTGGCATATTTACTATAAGCCTTTTGAGGGTCCCATCGGCAATTCTATTGAACGCATCTGCCATGATTTTGTGATGAGCGCCTTCAATAAAGGCAGGCCATACTTCTTTTACAAAAGAAAGAAAGTCCTTCTGAGACAAAGCTTTATTTTTTGCGGCACTTAACTGATCAAGAAGCGTGAGAACTTCTTTTTGCTTGCTTGGAGACAGCAAGTGAAGATGCTTTGTAACAGTATCTATATCTAGTTGCATTAATTACTCATAGGATTTTCTAGACCATTTTCGACGATGTACCTTTCTGGTACGTTTACTACTACTAACACGATTGGTTCTTTTAGGCTTTTTAAAATAGGCTTCTGTAACTTTTCCGCTTCCGATACTGTCGTCCTGTGCTAACTCAATAACCTGACGCGCAAAAATATACCAATGCTTACTATTAGGTTCATGCCCTATTTTCTGCAAGTAATCCTCTAGAACTTCGTCAGCACTCTTTCCGATAAACTTAATCTTACCACTACTGTGCATAGAAAAATATTTAGGAAACTGCTTTACTACTTCTTTTGCCGTATACCCACGCTTCGCATATCCATGTCGATCACGAAAAGCAGCAGCCTTGTATGCTTCAACTGCTTCTGCTAGAACATAAAATATATCTTTACGCTTAAGTATCTTGGCACCCTTCTAGGTATATTTGATCTCCCCACCAACATTGCTCTGTTCTTAAACTACAAGAAGAAAGCAGGAGAGCGCAAATTATTATAGAAAAAATCTTCAAAAAATTTCCCCCTTCTCTATATATAGATAATCTATAGTAGATTATCTATATAAAATATCTAGATTTATTATCCATATAAGAAATCTAGATAATCAAGTTAGTATCTAGCGCGCCCCTAGTCAAAGAATAGAAGTGACATAAAACTGCAATATAGCTAAAAATTGGTGGTAGAATGTGCAAAACACTGTTTATAAATACAGACAACAGCGACGGCACAGCGGGGGGTTCCCCCCCACTGGCCTGCAATCAAAAGCTGAGAGCTTCCAGAGCGCTCTCGTCGAAAAAAATGCGACCATCTGAGGGGTCGATGTTTTTTCATCTCAATGGAAGCTCTCTTATGAAAGCTCATCCCCCACCCTTCCAAGAGAATCTGAGGATTCTCTTCCCTTCCATTCACTTTCTCAGGGTGAAAAATGTTGTGCGAGTAGGAACTCTGCGTGGACTGGAGGGAACTAGGGATATGGCCGATTAATCAGCCAACATCGGCTGAGTAATCTAAAACTTAGCAACATCACAGAGAAGAACATGCGACCCTCCAGGGGGTCGATGTGTCTTCTCCTTATGGTCTGAGCCACTCACTTAAGGTGAGTAGACCATAGATGTTGACTAAGTTTTGCCACTCGCACCTTCTGCAACATGTCAGAAGAACTACTTCTGATGTTTTTTATTTAAGAAGGAGTACATATGTCGAACAAGAAATCTGTTAGTGCTGTCTCATTGCTCCAGGTGAGAAGATCCATTAAGAAGAAGTGCCACGCGATGGGTGAAGACCTTGCGAAAGCGTCAGAGGCAGGAGCCACCTGGAGACAGTTGGGCGACACTGCCCGAATCTCGACGATTAATCTAATCGCGGGCCTGGTAGTTAGTCTTGACCCTCTATTCACTCAGAAGGGAACTCTTCGGGCCACCGAAGATCATGCTCATGTTACCGAGCTATTGGAGTATGCGTTTTCCTTCGCGGTGGACGAGGTCCGTGAAGCGGGCCATAACCTGCATGATCTTCTCCTGGAGCAAGGAGAAACACCCCCATTTGATCGGAACGACATGGGGAAGAACACCAACAAGGCGATTCGGGAGAAGCGTCGCGAGTTCCAGAATTTGGGGGTGTGTCTCCTTTCTCCTAATCCTCGAATCCGCGATGATGCCAGGGCAATGTGTAGCCCTTGGGTACCAGGTGAACCCAATGCTTCCTGGGGTGCCAGGAAGCTAGTGTGGAAGAGTGGGGTTCAGCATCTCATCGCCAAGAGTGATCTGGCAGTCTCCGTCGGTCATGGAGCGCAGGAAGACTCTGCCCTCGGAGATCTCCTCTACTATCTTGGCGACTCGGTAAAAAGCAACGACGCTAAGACCACGGCAACCTTCGGCACCACGAAGAAGAATAAGTACACTGTGGACATGAAGGTCTCGCAGATGAGAGCGTCGATGCTTTATGACACTCTTAGTTCTGCAAAGGGCGTTGTATCTCGTTACCTCACGCAGGTTAGTAGTGCCATAACGCGTTTGGAAGATGAGTTTACCCCTGAAGTAAGTCGCATTTCCTATAAGGACACGCGATCTGGTAAATAGGCACTACTATTGAGGGAATAGTGCTTAGGGAAGGCCATCTGGTAGACACAGCCAGGTGGTCTTCCCTTTTTTCATGCTTTCTGGCTTTGCCAGAATTAAAGGCAACATCATATGGAGCGAGCTAATCCAGACAATATTCCAGACCATTGCCAACCACGGCAATGCCCTGAAAATTCCCTGGATTAACTACGCCCTTTTTCTCCCATCCATATCAAATCAGAAAATATCTCTTACGATCCTAGAGGGATCGACAAGATATTTCCTAATTCGATATGGATGCAGAAGTTTTCGCCATTGCGAAAAACCAAAGCATCTTATCTTGTCTTTGCGTTCCACGCAGGACCAGCATTTTCTTTCCCGAATGAGGTACGGGTGTCCGCATTGAGGTGCGGGTGTCTAGCTATGGGGTTAGTTAGGATTTTCTAGGGGAAAATTTCCCCCTGGGGTCTTACCTAGTTACCCTATGGTTACTCACCCTGATATCATGCATCCACTACCATGAATCCAGTGAGCTTCTCCATCAACTCCTTCTCTATGTCCTCTGGACTACGCTGTTCAAACGTAACGTGTGTGCTATCATCGAACAGCCCACCTGTTTTACCTAGCAATTCCAACGCCCTGATCCTGCTACTAGGTGGGTTGCTCTCGTTCACTGCCTCGCCCTGTAGTTTCTCAATGATCCAGTCATTGCTTAGCTTTTCGTGAGCCTCTTGTGCTACCTTGTCATTCGACTTGAGTGCTTCGATTGCTTCCCTCACCTTCGGGTTCTTTGCTAGTTGCGATGACTTATTGTACAGGACTTGCTTGCTCATGTTCTCTGCATTGTACGCTAGTTTGTAGGCATCTGTATAGCTGTTACCAGATGCTACGAAACCAGCGAATGCAGACTGCTTCGGGCTAATCGTGTTGGGGTTAGGCATAGAGTAGGATACAGTTAGGATTATTCTGGGTCAATACCTACCCCATATTCTTAAAACTGGGGGTACGCAAACACTTATAAAAAAAATAAAATTTAGTTATTTTTATTCATGAAATAAATGTTGCGGGCTGTGAAAACTGGGGGAAAATTTCCCCCTAAAAAGAGGAGGTCGTTATGACTGACTTAGCAACACGAGAGGAGCTAGAGCGATGGGTTCCACGACAGGTTAGACGCTTGAATGGATCGCTCTACATGATGGCGATCACTTGTGGATCGTGGTCAGAGTGTTACAGGTTGGTTAGTAAGATGCAACACAGGCTTGAGCTACCATTGGTTAAGCCTTGGCAACTGGTCAAAGGTAGGAATCAGGTAAACTTCCTGAGTGCTACCAGCCAGTCAAGCCTTGGCCGTAGTCATCCTAGTACGTTGCCTAGACGTAAGCCAGTAAGGGTACGCAAGATGGTTGTGGGGAAAATTTCCCCTAAAAAATATGCTGAACCGATAGGACCGAAAGAGAAGCATCACTATCATAGGCCAGCCAGTATGGTGTGTACGATATGTGGTACACACCCACTGACCTCATGGCACGATACTGATAGTCCACAGGACTTTCACCATAGGTTTAGAGGTGCTGACGTTAGTGAGAACATCAAGCAATTAGAGTTTGAAAGGAAGTGGAAAGAAAAGGGGATGCCCGTTACAGTGTCCTCACGAGAAGACCTACGTCATCTCAAAGCTGAAGGTAAGATATAAACGATCCGTACCTGATTGGATCTTGGAAGTTACAGGGCCGACATACCCTACTCCTCTTTCAAGTACAGGGGTTTGATTCCCCACTACGGCTTGCAGTACCAGGGGAAAGTTTCCCCTAAATATTTTAAACCAAGTTATATCATTTAATTAGGAGGTATCATGGCGGTAGATGAATTTGCAGTTAGTGCGTTAGAAGCAAGTACCCTGGAAGACAGCATGGAGACTCTTGCTATAGTCCTCAATCGTAAGGTGGAGTGTCAAATTAAGCAGTGTCTGACCTGGTTGCTCTGTGCAAGGGAAGGGTTAACGGATGAAGAGATCCCTACTATCCACATGGCATCAAGACCAGCAATGCACGCTCTAGAAAGGATTCAAGAGGTAGAGGAAGAACTGATGGAGTTGCTTGCAAAGCTAGAAACTCACCCCGAAATAGAAGGGCTGGTAGGTCAGTCCCAGAGGAGTGAGTGATGTCAAAGGTAATAGAGCATTGTCGAAAGATCGTAGAGGACAAGCAGTGTGCTGTGGTAGGTGGAAAGATGATGGATATGCAGACTGCCAGTGTGATAGTACAAGTTTTTGATTCACTTAATCCAAACAACCAAAGAATAATGGTAAACTGTCTGTCGATAGATGAGATGGCGAGCATAGCTTGGAACATGGTTGGGAGGAGCAAGTGATGGAACAGTTTGATTGGATAGACATATGGGTGCCAGATTCCTGGTGTTGGAAAGGGGATAGCTCCCCTCTTGCAGGTAAGAAGATGCACCTAAAAATAGATAGTGCTGGAACGATTGTGGATTGTATCGTTCCCAACGTAGGTATTGTAGGGATTGAGAGGCCAGAGTTGGATGCAGTGGTGGGGAAATTTTCCCCCAAATCTTTTAGCAGAGGAGAGTGAATGATGACTGAGTATTCAGTAACAGTACGTAAGGTTGAGGTGTACCATTTCGACGAACTTGAGGCAGAAGACATGGAGGGTGCCGAAAAACTAGCGAAAGAAATAGTCGATTCAGATAAGCGACACACCTTTGCAGAGTTAGCTGAAATGGGAATCTTAGATACAAGGGATTGCTCCCACACACAGGTGACAGTGAGGTCAGTGGAGGGAGTTTGCTTTCTAATTTCTAGGGAAGATGCAGATGGAGAGTCCGATGCCTAATAAAACAAAAGCACAGGGCAGACCCAAGGGACTAGAGGATGGGTACTTAACTAGGCGTGGGTGGAGAGGGAAGGGTTCTGAATACATAAGGGCAGGGGGATACAGGGGAAAAAATAAAACCCAGGAAATTAAATATCAGAGGGATGACTGGGGTCCACAGTGGGATAGCACTGACAGTGTAACATTCGGTCCGATACGTAACACGTTGGACCCAGAGTTTGCTTGTCATGGCGAACCCAATGGTGCAGTCATAGGTGGCTATGCAATGACAGTAGGAATACGATACGAAGAGATGTGTATAGAGATGTGGCTAGAGGCACTGAACTACGTATGCCCAGAAACATTTGAGGTAGTCGGTGGACCACAGGAATGTGAGGAAAATTTTACCATCCTAATGGACGGCCACTCAATACACATTAGACCAACTAGACATCAGGTCATAAGGTATCTAGAACACTACATGAAGTTGGCATGGTTCGATCCATTCGACACAGATGGAGTGACAGAATGTAGAAATGGACGGCCAAAAAAGCATGAGCTTAGACAGGACAAGCCGTACTTGTATGCATGGATGATAGAGCAGGGACTCAAAAATGATCCGCAACCATACGCCCGATGGTAGGAGTGAGTGATATATAGTGGCAAGCAGGAGAATTTGTTCCGACTGGAGCAGATGAAAAACTACTTTTAGAAATGGAGGAGGGAGCATGAGTAACGTAAAAAATGGATGGCAGATTATAGGTACAGTTCCAGTAGACTCAGGGCAACTACTGATCACCGATCCGTGCTACTTGAGCGACTGGGAGGCCGATGATTTTGTAAGCATAAGGATTTATGAAAAGTCTGATGATCCTAGTGTCACTCTGCAATGGAGTGCGGACTTCACTGGATACGACCAGGTTATCAAGCCTTATGACAAGACTATGAACGACCTTCTAGCAGAAGGAACCTTTGTATCAAGGGAGGACACGACACCCATTGATTCATTCTCTTATGATTCAGCCTGTCGTAGAACCATACGAGATGGTGCTAGCCAGGTGACCGAGTTGGCTGTTGCGACTAGTACTGGGTGGGGAGATGGGCTGTACCCCGTACACGCCAAGGTTGAAGAAGGGCGTATCGTACAGTTGAGAATAGACTTTGACGCACCATTCTTAGACTACTAACAACAAATAAACCAAGTGAGTGATATATAATTGTTCAAAATATTTTTCTTCTTGCTGGGAGGGTGACAAAACCTAGACAAAAAGATTTGAAACAGTTAAATTTATTGTAAGAAGTGTGAGAGGTAGTAAGAGGTATCATTTAACTGGGGAATATTTCCCCGAAGAGAGAGGTAAGATGTCAAAGAGAAGTAGGAAAGCAGAGATGGAAGAGAGGGGGATGTTAGAGGAAGTAACACCGACGCAAGCGTTGGAAGGCTTGCATTTTTGTGGGGAAGAGATGGATCTACGGCCAGTGGTTTTGGTCGGCCCAGTCGGGATGGGTAAGACAACAGTGGCTCTGGATTATTGCAGAGAGAGAGCCAAGAGGGCAGGTTATGACGAGGTGATAGACGCACGTGTAACCAAGCCACAAAAGGGAGAGGCCAGTTACTCCTTCCTTAACTTCAACAACATGGAACCCGAAGACCTAGTGTACCCATCCTATGGGAATAATAAAAAGTACACTCAGTACATTAGGCAAGCTGTGGAAGACTTGCCAGGTGCTGATCCAAGTTGGGGACCACCAGAAAATATCCACAACACCATGCTACTGGAAGAGATCGGTAAGAAAAGAGAGATGATGCCATCTGTCGCTCAGTTCATGGAAGAGAGATCACTGGGTACAAGCTACCTAGTACCACCACAGGTTCACATTATAGGGACTGCTAATGGTGCAGGGGATAACGCTAGTAGTTTCAACTTCACTGCTGATCTCATGGATAGGTGTACCATCTACAAGGTTAGGACCACTGCCAAGTCATGGCTTCAGTATCACGAGGGTGAGCTACATCCGATTATTGTATGTGCTGTTGGATGCTTAGAGGAAGCCTTCCTTAATACCTTTGAGGCTGAGCCAAGAGGACAACAGTTTTCAACTCCAAGGTCCATGAAAACAATGAGTGATTTCCTCACCAAGGGACTGGACTTAAGCACTCAGGTGGGACGAGCAACCATGTACGGCACCATCGGACACCAGGCAGGGAGAGAATTACTGGCTGTCCACGATACTATGGACAACATGGCAGACTTGGATGCGATGATTGCTGATCCAGTAGGAATGGCAGATCAAATAGAAGAGTACAGGCTAGACAACAGTAACAATGGAAGGATCAGACTAGCAGGGATGATTGCTATACTGAGCAAGCGAGTTAGAAAAGATGCAACTCAGGTAAATAAATTATTCCCATTCGTCAAATTGTTTGGCGAGGAACTGGAAGTGACATTCGCACACATGGCACTGTCGGTTAACAAAGATGTGCAGAAGCAAGAAGAATACGTAAACCATATGGTCAGGTTGCAGGATACGCATTACTTCTAAAATAATTTTTGAACATAATCTTTTTACGAAGGGGGCAGGATGAACGAAGATTTGTATAGTGGACATATCCTCACTGGCATAGAAGTTAAAAAGGCAGGGTGGAGAAAGACTGCGAAAGACATCGCTAGAGAAGGAGCAAAAGCGACAGGTATCAGTAGAGATAGGGCCAGCGGTCAAGTGCTACTGCTTGATAGTTCCTTGGTTCGTAGGCTGAACAATCCAGAGAAGTATGCCAGGGCGTACATGAAACGTGTGACTGAGCCTTGGTCATCTTCAAGGAACAACAGTAACGGCAGTAGACTAAAAGGTAACGAGTACCTACTGATGTACGAAGACCTAGTAGAGTACGAGAAAAAGATGCAAGAATTTGGTGATCAATTCTGGAAGGCATTGAACGACGATCTGTTTAAGTACTGGCCTCAGATACAAGCAGATGCCAAGATAGACTTGAACGACAGATATCAAGAACACTTCCCACCACTAAATGAATTGCGTGAGAAGTACAGTTGGAAAGTGTGGATCAGGCCACTGCCACCACCAACGAATCCAAAAGACATCCGACTCACCGCACCTCAAGAAGTTATTGACAGGGCTGTTGAAGAGGATAGAAAAAACCACAAGAAAAAGATGGCCAATGTGATTGGTGGTATTGCCGATGACATCATCAAGGACACTGTGGAAATAGCGGATAGATTCAAAGACTACCAACACAACAAGGATGGTAGGAAGGGGAACAAATTACCCAAGGGTCCAGGTTGGTCTAACTACAGAGATTTAGCTGACCGCATAGACAAGTGGAACGAGACA